GCCGTCGGCCCGACGCTGTACCTGATCGCGGAAGAAGTCAGCCTGAGAGTATGTGAAATACTTGTCGGTCTGCTTGTTCACGTTGACTGTCGGGAAAGCCCGAGCAGCGACGAAGGCGTAAGCCTCTTGCATGTAGGCGACTGACATGTTCGTCAGGATTGCGTCTACATGAACGTCTGTTGAGGTGGGTTGTGGCATGTGTCAGTCCTCCCTAAGCCGCGCGGCCGTTGGCGACGTTGAGGATCATCGTCGTCGTTTCGCCCGCCGAGGCAGCCTGAACACACTGGCCCATCATGTAGACGGTCGTGTCAGTTCCGGGGCTGATCGCGTCAGCCTGAGCGTCAGCGGAAGTTCCGATGAAGTTACCGGCAGCAAGTGTGCCATCGGCAACGACCTTGGAAACCCCGGAGATCGCCACGATCGCCTGCTGGCCTGACTCCGGGTTGTTCTGGAGTATGCCGATCGGCGCGTTCGTGATCGCCGTAGCCACGTTCACCGTCGTGGCCGAAGCCATAACAACGAAGTGGTACTGCTTGGCGGACAGGTCCGCGCCAGCCGTGAACGTCCCGATAGTGACAAGAGGTGATTCGTAAGCCATGTCCTACACCCCCGCTTCGGTCCGGTACCTGTCATACAGGTCCGGGTTCTCGGTTGCCACGAGGCCAATCGCCTCCGGCATGTTGCCTGCCCTGCCCGCTTCGACAGCGGACTTGGCGAGGGCTTCGATCTGGTCGAAAGCGTCCGTGGACGAATCGTCAAGGTCGGTGCCCAGTTCTTTCAGGATTCCGGCTTCGGACAGAGCCTCAGCGCACCCGTCGAGAATGCTCTCGACGACAGCAGCGGACTCTGGGTCAGCACCCCGGAGGGAGCGAAGAACCGGAGCGAACTCGTCAACGACGACACCCGGAAGGATGCGCCATGCTGAGACCCGCTCGGTGGCCTTCTCCATCTCGCGCTCCTCGCGCAACGAAGCCGCCTCAGCGGTCGCGTCGTCGAGTGCCTTGCGGAGATCAGCCAGTTCCTTCGCAACCATTTCCGAGTCGTCGCTCTTGATAACCGGGGCCGGTTCGATGACCGGTTCCGGTTCCACAGCGACGGCTTCCTCAGCCGGAGCCTCGATCGTGGTTTCCGTAAGGTCCACGGTTTCTGCTCCTTGGTCGGTGTCGTGTTCGTCCCGTACCTCGGTGAGTACCTCATCCAAGACGGCGGCAGCGTCCTTGCGGACGAGCCACCCCTCGTACAGATGCGCCGGGTGGTCGACACCTGACGTTTCTTCGATCTCAAGATCGACGAGTTTCTTCGTGTTCGGCATGTCACCTCCGAATGGGACGGGGCGCAGGTTACATGGTTGTGATTCGTTTGTCCTGTATCTGGCTTCGGGGTGTTCTGGTTGGCCGTCAGACCGGCGTACAGGCACCGTCTGGGGATGTGAGGGTTGGGTCGGGTAACCGGGCCGGAATCGGGTTTGAGGCCGTTAGAACGGCCCGAAAAAGTTTCTGAGAAATCTGCCTAAAACACCCCGTTTGACTTGCCCCGGCTAGGGAAGTGTGTATACTAAAGGCATGGAAACAACCACAGACACCACCACCCGCTACGAGGTCGAAGTCGACACACGCATCGCCGATACCTACGGCGAGTTCCTCGCAGCCACCTACGACGCAGCCAAGGGCACCGACCCCCGCACGCTCGACGAGTACGCAATCTGGCAGAGCGCCGAGAACGAGTACGACGGCTGGAGCCGCTTCTTCGCAGTCTCCGGCGGCCACATCCACTCGTCGATGAACTGCTCGACCTGCAACCGGGTAACCAACCAGTCAGGCCAAACCTTCACCGCCTTCGCATGGCTCCCGGCACTCTCCGGCCTCACCGCCAACGACGCAATCGCCGCCCACGGCCACGCCCTCTGCTCGGTCTGCTTCCCGAACGCACCGGTCAGCGACACCAACAAGAACGTCAAGATCGCCGACCCGGTGCAGGAAGCCCTCGCAGCCCGCAAGGAGCGCAACATCGCCGAGGCGCAGGCCCGGTACGAGGCAGCCATCACCCCGGAACTCGACGCCCTGATCGTCGCCTTCATCGAAGCCGAAGCCGCCCAGAAGGAATACTTCCGCACATGCACCGACGACAAGTTCTACGAGGGACCAGCGTTCGACGCAGCCAAGGCCGCATACGCCGCCCTCAACGCCGGGATGCCGGAAGGGTTCGACTTCTACAAGCGGGCCAAGGATCTCGGACTCCGGTAGCAGCCCCGGCGAGTGGCCCCCGGCTTCGGTCGGGGGCTTTCGTCGTTTTCAGACCCCTTCGTCACCCCGGCCACGATGCCACGCAGCATGAGCAGCGATCTCCTCACCATGCCGATCCAACTTGACGTCCATCGCCTCCGTGCGCCGGTCAATCGAATCGAGCACCCGGCGGTTCGATTCGTGCGTCGCGTTGTTCTCCCGCCGTATCCGATGCGCCAGCACCGTGAACGACCCGCCGACCGCAGCCGTAGCGACCGCGCCGATAGCGGTCACAACCTCAGCGGTCACCGCTTCCCGCCGTCATACGGAGTCGCGTGACCGAGGCTGATCATCTCGTCGTTCAGGCACTCGCCTTCATCGTTCAGGATGCGCCCGAGGATGCGACCGAACTTGCCCCGATCATCAAGCGACGTCTGGATGATGACCCGGTTCTCCAACCCGCTGACCCAATCTTCGACGTACCGCTTCGCAGCGAGGCCCGCCTGCTTCTCCACGGCGTCACGGGTCCGAGACTCCGGGGCGTTGATCCCGTGGAACCGCACCCGGCCCCGGTACGAGATGTCGAACCCGAGGTCGAGAGTGACGTCGATCGTGTCCCCATCGACAACCCGATCCACGGTCGCCTTGTAGTGAAAGAGTTTCTGCTGACTCACGACAGCACCTCCGTTTCTGCGTGGAGTGTAGACCGGCGGGTCGGCTGCGGCTGACCTCTCCCTCGCCGTGCGGGCCTGACTGGACTGGTGGCGCAGGTTACGCCACGACCGGCGCGGGCCGATCAGTCGTCCTCTCGGATCGTCAAACGGTACCAGCCGTCGTGACTGGAGTTGTAGACCGAACCTCGGACCACATAGTCGCCGGGTGCAAGGTCGATGCGTTCGATACGGCTGTCCCAAGCATCACTGACATTCACGATGACCGGGGTGTCGCCCGAATCCCACGCGATCACCGAGTTGGGGAACTCGTCCGGGTCGGTGGCGTTGCTCGGCGGGTTGATGCACGCCGAGGTTGGGGAGCAGTCGCGGCCTCCGTCGTCGTCGGATTCGATCAGGCTGCCGAGCGTCACGGCGCTCGCGTCGCCGGAGTGCGCCCCGTCTGCGGCGTTCGTATCGTGGTTCAGGAAGATGTACGGGTCGCCGAACTGGTTGTTGCCTGCGACGAACTCCGCGTAGGTCAGGTTCGTGTCGGCGTCGATGCGGATGTTCATCGTCTCGTCCAACGTGAACTGGACGTACTCGTAGTCGGTGCGGCTTCCCGACTCGACGATGCACCAGTCTCCGAGGCCGCTGAACCCGCCTTGGCTACACGACGCCGGGATTGTCGAGTCGACTGTCGTCACCACGGTTGCCGTAGCCGTGGCCGTGGCGCTCGTTACGACGTCTGCCGTGGCAGTCGTCGTGGTCGCCTCGGTGTACGGATCGCCAGCAGTAGCCGTCGTCGTCGGGTCGTCCCACGCCCTTTGAGTGCTGCACCCGGTCTCCACCCCGTCCGAAAACAGGCAGGTCACCGAGTCGACCCCCGTGCGGGACACGACGCTCGTCGTATCAACGAGCGTGTTGGTAATCGTAGTCGCCGTGGTGGTCTCCGTCGTAGTGGCGGTCGTGGTATCCGTGGTCGTAGTCGTCGAGGTCGCTGTGGTGACTGCCTCGTACCAGTAGCCGTCGTGGTCGTTGTTGGTCAACGAGGTCGTGACGTTCGTCGTCACTTCCGTAGCGGTCACCTCAGTGGCCGTAACCTCGGTGCCGGTGACCTCGGTGGCCGTGACCTCCGAACTGGTGGCCGTCCCGGTCTGAGTCGTGATGACTGAAGTCGATAAGGTTTCGGACAGGCCGATCGTGGTCGTCTGGGATGTGAGGACGGGTTGGGGGACTTCGGGGGGTTCGTAGACTTCCACTATTCCTTGATCCAGCACGAAGCCGGGCAGTACCTCGCCAGCGACATCGGCATCGACATCTCCTGCTTCCACAGCAACGACGACCGCAGCCCACCCGGTGAACCCCGCCGGAACTGCGCCCCAGTCGTCGTAGTAGGCCGGATCGTTGGCTGCGTCGTAGTCGTCCCAAGTGGCGAAGCCGCCGGGGGCGTCCTCGCAGGCCGAGGTGCCCCGGCACCCGGCGTACCGGTCCCATGACGGGACCGTGACCGGAACAGTCGTGACCGGAGGTGTGGTCGTATCCGGTAGCGCAGTTGTGGCCGGTAGTGGTTCTCCGTCTACCTCGGGTTCGTCGTCCTCGGGCGGTTCCTCCGGTTCCTCCACGGGCTGTTCCGCTTCATCAACTTCAGGAGTTTCTTCCCCGTCGGTTTCAGGTTCGACATCCGGCTGCTCCTCGGGTTCGGGTTCGGGTTCGGGTTCCCCTGATTCTGGCTCAGGCTCCGGCTCCGGCTCCGGTTCGGGATCGGGTTCTGGTTCAGGTTCCGGTTCCGGTTCCGGCTCAGGTTCCGGTTCCGGTTCCGGCTCAGGCTCAGGTTCCGGTTCCGGCTCAGGCTCGGGTTCGGGTTCCGGCTCAGGTACAGGTACAGGCTCAGGTTCGGGGTCCGGGTCAGGTTCCCAAGCGGCGAGCGCCACACGGTCATCTGCGTGTTCCTCGATG